CCCCCTCGCCGCTTCTATTGTGATATAAGGAATTTTATAGCGATGGTTCGCCAGCACTGCCGCCATCTGCATAGGATTGAGCAGAATCTCTTTCTGTGGTTTTATCAAATTGCTAATCTCTCTATTCATCATCATCTTCGTTTTCTTCTACTTCCCTAAATTCTGCATCCTCGATTTCTAAATTATTAAAATCTACCACACCATACGCAAACTCCTTATCCATCATCTTATAAATTCTTCTCGGCATTTTGATGTTATACTCATGCGCCTGTATCTTATTAGGGTCTATCTGGTTTTCGTTTTCATCAAAATTAAATAGTTCCCTGTATTCTTTCAACGCCTTAACTGCAAGGTCTCCATTGCCAGACTTTACAGCCTTCTGGTATTCGTTCCAGAAAGCCTCTTTCAGCACCTGCCGTTCCGCTGCCAATGTAGTAGCATCCAGCTCTCCAAAAATCTGCATGGACATGTTATACTCACGATACGCCGAAGCCTGAGAAATCCCGTGGTCTCTCATTAAGATCTGAATTACTTGATAGGTAGAGTATTTGTTATTCAATCTCAGTGACCATGCGTGGCTCATCCGCTTTTTCTTCTCTGCCTCACGCTCGGTCAGTTCCACTGAACTCTCATCCAGGTAACTCGCCTTTATACGCTGAAAACTGCTGTCTTTCTTGAATTTTGACAATTCCATGCCTCAAAGATAATTCTTGGGAAATCTCTGGCAAAAGACAAAAAAAGCCCTGCAAATGCAGGGCGGGTGTAATAAAAAATCAGTATATAAGAACTACTGAATACCGTAAGCAGCCTTTTTTATTCTTTCGGACAAATCCACCAAGGCGCCTTTTAAAATCTCTTTCTCCTCTGGAGTAAAATCCCCTTCTTCTCCATTAAATCCCTTGCCATTCATCTTTTTAGAAAGCCAAGAACGAGATTTTTTAAAATATTGTTCTGATATTTCCCCCCAAGATACTTCTACAATAATATCCCAAAGCTGCTGTTTCATTGTTATTCTTTCCTGTTGTTGTCTTGTTGTTGTTTCCATATTTTGATATTTTGATAAGCCCCCGAAGGGGCTTTTTGTTAATCTTTGGCTTCTTTCTCCTCTTCTTGATTTTCTTTGTAATCCAAATCCATCAATTCGTTGAGTAATTCTTGAATTTCAGCCGTTAGCATTCTTGCTCCATTAGGATAGGCTTTTCTGTAATTTCGGATAGCTTCTATTAAGAACCATTCTTCCGATGTAATTTCTTTTGTTACCATATCTCTGATTTTTTATTACACGACAAAGATAATCAACATTTTTTGATTACGCAAGTTTTTAATCAAATATTTTTGATTTTATTTTCCATTATTCAAAAATTTTTCGCATTCTATGAGTTCGTTTTCTTTTTCTTGGAGTTGTTCCCGTTTTAGATTCAGAGTGTGCAGTCGGCTTTTATATTCTGGATCTTCGGGAGCAGGCAGGGAGTTTTCCATTTTCTTAATGGTCTGTTTCCTCCTTGTAATCAGCGCCCTAAGATTGTCCCGATGCTTATAAATTTCCAGCTCACTCATTCCCTCGAAATCGGTTTCAGTTTCCAAAGGCATTATTCTCTTATGCTCTCTGTAATGTTTCAGCACCTTTTGGCACTGGTCAAATTCTTTAAAACAATTCCAAATTTTCCACTGAAGCTCAAAGGCTTCGTCTTCGTCTTTAGGGGCAAGTTCTCCGAGCTGAATTTTAAGGGAGCAAGCCTCCATCCACAGCCCCCAGCGTCTGCGGAAAACCTTATGAAGCTCTACGGGATAATCTGCAATAAAATCATTGAATACTTTTCTCGGTGCTTCTGGTTTCGGAATTCCACTCTCTTGGTCTGCTGGTTTATCGGTTGGGATTTCAGCTGAAACTTTCGCTTCTGCAGGCTTATTCAATCGAGAAAATTCATATTTCAGCTTTGCAAAATTCTGCAGGGAAAACCTCCTGCAGGTTTCCGTTATCCGCTGGTTTCCGCCGTATGAAATATACTTTTCTAAAAGTTCCTGGTGTTCTTTTACATTCATAATGATAAAAAACAGAAAGCACTAGGCTTCCTGTTTCTTTTGTGATTTTGATTTATCTTCTGCTGTCTCCGTTCTCGTAAGGAGAATTTGCTCCAAAGCCTCTTGGATAATGGCAACATCTTCTGCCATATCCTGCCTTTCTTTGAGAGCTAAAAGGCTTTTAAGTTTCGTTTCCGACAATTTGGAAAGACCCTCTACAGCCTCTGGCACCAGCGAAAGCCACTGAGAGCCTCTTTGGAAAAAATCAAAAGCATCATCTGGAACTTCTTCCACTACAAAATCACCACGAGAACTGATAATCCTTGTTCCAATCGGAACATTCAGTTTGAAATACTTTTTATCCATCTTTTCCAATTTTCTACGCTGCAGGTTCTAATGTGATTTCTCCTTCATACACACAAGTTTTCGCATTCGCTACCAACTTCACTGTTACTCCAGAGTTATCATCTATCTTCTTACCTGTAGTTCCCTCGGCAGAATCTATTCTTGCTCCAAGGTCTTTGTTTCCAATCACAAAGAGTTTCCCGTTGGCATCTTTTACCGCAAAAACACACGGAGCATTCTTATAGGCATCTATCCAGCCCAGCACTTCCGTTCTGAGACCAGGAATAAGAAATTCCAATTCTGTTTTTGTCTTCTTGTTGCCCACATTCCCTGTAAGGGTCGGTTTCAACTCTCCTTCATCCATCTGAATATCGATGGATTTCCACGCTTTGCCACTATTAAGCACAATACCTCCTGCTGCAATGGTTACCCTGCTGGCATAGGTAGTAGAAATCGTAGGCTTTGCCATACTTTTAATGAAATCTACAGGAACATAATATAACTTCGTTGCAATCCCAGAATTGATTTCATCATTTGGACAATGCTCCAAGTTCTCGTGCGGAATGCTATCAAAACAACTTGCCATAATTTTATTTATTTTTTTGGTTAAACTTTTTCTATCAATCCAGACCCGCCAACGACCAACTGAAGCAGTATATCTTCGTCCTGAGAGATTTCCTGTTGAGTTTTTACGAAGCCGTCGATTCTGATTTTGCTCGGAGCATCATCAGTGAATCTGTAATTTTCTCCGTTGAAAACAAATGAAACAGCTTCTGCTTTTGGCTCTGCTGGTTTAGGTTCTTTCTTTGTAAGAGATTTTTCTCTCTTATCCAGTTCAGCTTCTCTTTTTGCGATTTCTTTCTCACGCTTGTCCAGTTCAGCTTCTTTTTCTTTGAGCTGGTCCGCAAAAATATTCAGTTCGTTTTCCTTGGTATCAAGCTGAGTTTCCTTTGCTACATTTTCTGTAGATTCTTCAGTATTACCTGCAGTTTCTTCGATGTTTTCAGAAACTTTTTCGTCTTCTTTTGCCATAATATTATTTTTTTAGAAAAACCTGTAAGCACCAAAAGTGCCTACAGGTATAGGATTACACACTTAGTTTTTCACTTGCATAGAACAATTCGTTCTGATCCGCATTGTTCAATCCTCGTTTCTTCGTTCCGTCTGATGTATGCATGAATACCAATTGGTTTACAGCATAATCATATCCAAGAGAGAACTCTCCAAGAACATTCAATACTCTTCCGCTTTCTTGAACCGAAGTAATAGTCGCTGGATTGTCTATTTCGTCAATAAGCCTTAATAGGTTATTGTCCACCGTAGACACGATAGTTCCTTTGGTAAGGTTCGGTATGCCCACGATTTGTCTCTTGCCAAGTCTTGTTCTCATGGCATCATCCTGGAACTTGTTTTGTCCGAATTTATCTTCGTATGCGATCTGATAGTCTTCCGCATCAGCTTGGCTCATGAAGATAGTTTTCACTTTGTTTTTATAAAGTGATGGAATCTGTCTTTCATACTCCGTTACCACATCCAAAACATTGGTTTTGGTTATCGCATCACCAGGAACCAAGAACGCAGGATTTGTAGTTTCTGCTGCTATTTTCTTGTGAACTTCGTTCAGCCCGTCCATTGATGATCCGAATGTAGGAGAAGCCTGCCCTTTCTGTGAACCATCATACTTACCAGTGATAGATAGAATATTAACATCA